CTGAGTTTACTAACAAAAACGATTGTAATCTTTATTCATCATGGTTCAATCGTAATGATAACAAAAAAAATATTATGAAGCCACTAATGCTAGATAATATTAATGAAAATAGTAAAGAAATTTGTTCGGATAATTTAATAGAAAATATAAATAATAAACAAATAATTAATTTAATTGATAAAAATATTAGTATAAAAAACCGCCCCATATTCTTGCAAGTCACTGGTGGTAGCAAAGTTCCCAAAACCGAATTGAAAAAACTAATCAACGAAATTCATAAAATATTAAAAGACAATGACATTAATTCCTAAAAAGCGTGGTCAACTCAGTCTTGAAGAAGAAAAATTCATCAGAGATAATCTACACACTCTCACAATAGACCAGATTTCTGCTCAATTAAATCGTAACACAGCGCCCATAAAAAGATATATTAGTGAAACCAAAAATCTAATTCCATCAAATCTAGCAGTCGAAGACGATTTACTAAAACAAAAATTATATGGAAAAACATTCTGGTATGAAATCAAAAAACAATTTGATGAAGAAAGCGGAGAATTAGAATATTTTGAAGATGTGTGGATTAATTTAATCAAACAATTTAGAGAAGATGTTCTTCCTGCTGAAGAACTTCAGATCAAACAATTTATCACTATTGATATTCTTATTAATAGGAGTATGAAAGAACGCAAACGACACATTAGCGAAACTGAAAAATTACAAAAATTAGTAGATAATGAATATGAAAAACCAGAAATTGAACGAGATATTCCTAAACTGGCCAACCTCGAAACACAACTAAGTTTTGCTCGTAATAGTATAACTAATTATACAAACGAATATACTAAATTATTAGGAGAACAACAAAAAATAAGCAAAGATTTAAAAGCCACACGAGAACAAAGAATCAAAAGAATAGAAGATGGCAAGAGCAGTTGGGTTGGTTTAATTCGCATGCTAGAAGATGAAGCGTCCAGAGAAAAAGAAGGACGAGAAATGGAAATTCTTAAAATTGCCACAGACAAAGCACGAGAAAATCTTTCTCAATATCACGAATATCAAGATGGAAAAATAGATATGCCATTTCTTACTCCAGAATCAATATTAAAAAACCCATGAAACGAGACTATTCAGACCCACTCTATAAACAATGGAGATTAACAATATACAAAAGAGATAGTTTTCAATGTCAATGGCCAAATTGTAAAGTTAAAACAAAATTACAAGCCCACCACATTAGAACATGGGCAGATTATCCAGGCTTAAGATACCACCCAGATAATGGAATCACTCTCTGCAAAAATCATCACTCTATGATCAGGGGTCAAGAAGATAACTATGCTGGTATATTTCTTAAATTATTAGCGAGTAAAAAATGAGCGATTTTACAATTATAATAGATACTAGAGAGCAAAAGCCATGGAGTTTTGATGACCATGACAACAAAGCTCATGCCAAATTAGATACCGGAGACTATAGCATACAAGGATTAGAGAATTTAGTAGCAATTGAAAGAAAGAGAAATGTGGCGGAAATTGCTAATAATATTACTGAAAGTAGATTTGTAGATGTTATAGATAGATTAAGTAAAATTCCATACTCTTTTTTACTATTAGAATTTGATATGAATAGTGTTTTAAGCTATCCTATTGGTAGCGATATTCCAAAAAAACTATGGGGGAAAATAAGAATTAGTCCAGCATATATAATGAAACATCTTTATGAATTACAAATAGAACATAATATTAGGGTGGTTTTTTGTGGATCATCTAGTAATGCTGAAACTATGGCTCTTGGACTAATGAAAAAAATATATAAAAATCATATTACTAAAGTAGAAGAATAATGATATACGATGATGCGTGGCTTGGTCTAGGTGATCTAGATCATCTTTTAATTAACAACAATCCTATGATTCGTCGTAAAAAACGAGACATAGAACATCCAGATATGCATCTAATTAAGTTATTAAGAGATCCAGATTATTTTGGGGCGACTTGTAAATTATTATTTGATGTTGAATTACATCCTATACAAATAGCAATATTACAAGAATTTTGGGTTAGATCATTTCCAATGTTTATTGCTAGTCGTGGTTTTGGTAAAAGTTTTTTATTAGCACTATATGCATTTTTGCGTTGCATATTTATACCCGGAACTAAGGTTGTGATTGTTGGTGCCGCTTTTCGACAGAGTAAAGTAATTTTCGAATATATGGAAACTTTATGGAGAAATAGTCCTATTATTCGTAGTATATTTAATGGTAATGATGACGGTCCAAGACGAGATGTTGATAGATGCACGATGAGATTGGGTTCTAGTTGGGCAATTGCTATTCCACTAGGAACAGGAGAAAAGATTAGAGGTTTGCGTGCTCATATTATTATAGCAGACGAATTTGCTAGTATTAGTTCTGATATATACGAAACCGTGGTATCAGGCTTTGCTGCTGTAAGCGCAACCCCAATACAAAACGTTAAAAAAGAAGCTAAAAAACAAGCTATGAAAGAAGCTGGTTTATGGAACGATGATCTAGAAACACTAAGTTTTAGCATGGGTAATCAAGCGTTAATTGCTGGCACAGCTGATTATGGGTTTAAACATTTTGCAAGTTATTGGAGAAGATATAAATCTATAATAGAAAGCAAAGGGGAAAAACATAAATTAGAAGAAATTTTTAAAGGAGAAATACCAGATAATTTTAATTGGAAAGATTATAGCATTATTCGCATGCCTTATGAATTGATACCAAAAGGCTTTATGGACGATAAGCAAGTCGCAAGAGCAAAAGCCACGATACATAATGGTATTTATAATATGGAATACGCAGCATGTTTCACAGAGGATAGTGATGGATTTTTCAAGCGTAGTTTGATAGAAAGTTGTGTTACAAAAGAAAATTCACCAATAATTATCAATAATGAATCTATTATTTTTGAGCCTAGAACCACTGGAGATCCTAAACTAAAGTATGTTTATGGAGTTGACCCAGCTAGTGAAAAAGATAATTTTAGTATAATTATTATAGAATTACATCCAACTCATAATAGAATAGTCTATTCTTGGACAACAAATAGAAATAATTTTAAAGAAAGAAAGAAGGCAGGATTAATATCAGACCATGACTTCTATGCCTTTTGTGCAAGAAAAATAAGAAATTTAATGAAGGTATTTCCATGTGAACGAATTGGGATGGATGCTCAGGGTGGTGGTATTGCTATAGAAGAAGCCCTTCATGATCCTGCTAAACTTGAAGATGGCGAGCATTTAATATGGCCAGTAATAGAAAACAAAACTAAAGATACTGATGATCAACCAGGATTACACCTCTTAGAACTAATACAGTTTGCCAAAGCAGAATGGACAGCACAAGCTAATCATGGTTTACGCAAAGATTTTGAAGATAAAATTTTATTATTTCCACGATTTGATGAAATTAGTTTAGTGTTGGCTTTGGATCAAGAAAATAGAAATATTGAAACTGCCGATTTAAACCCAATATATGATACTCTAAGCGAATGTATTCTTGAAATAGAAGAACTAAAAAATGAATTAACTACAATAGTTATGACCCAAACTAGTCAATCTTCAGGAGCAAGAGACAGATGGGATACTCCTGATATCAAAACATCAAATGGTAAAAAAGGTAAATTGAGGAAAGATAGATATAGTGCTTTAATTATAGCTAATATGTTAGCAAGACAAATCAATAGAACTTTACAACCTGTAAGTTATGATATTATAGGAATAGATGCTAAACAATCAGTAAAAAATAATGGTCAAATGTATAAAGGGCCTAGCTGGTTTACAGATAATGCGAATGAAGATATTTATATGGGAATATACAAGTAGTGTGTATATTACAATTGTAATCTAATTATAATAATAATAGGAATTTATGAGCAAAAAATATCCAAAAAGCGATGCTATTGAAAATGTGATTATGTCCGATTCTGAGGCATATGTAACATGGGGAGAAGACCTTCAAAGCAAGCAAGAAGCTCTTAAATTATCTTCTGGATGTTTAGAAGAATATGGCCTATTTCACGCTAATGCTGGATTTAGAAATCGTAGCAATGATTATTCAAGTCTTTTACCAGGTAATATTCATGGTAAGCCAGGATTAACTCGCAGAGGATACGACTATTTTCGTCCAGACGAAGCAGTTCCAACAGAAATTAAACTAATTATTCGACGAGCAGACGATGTTTATCAAAGAGTTGGTTTAGTAAAAAATGTAATAGATCTTATGGCAGATTTTGCTGTTCAAGGAATCAGACCTGTTCATAAAAATAAAAGAACAGAAAGATTTTATAGAAAATGGTTTAAGAAAGTTAATGGCAAAGAACGTAGTGAAAGATTTCTTAATAATATATATCGAGTAGCTAATGTTGTTATAAATCGACAGACAGCTAAAATTAGTCTAAAAACTGTTGACGAATTTTTTAGAGCAAATGCTACAGCAGATACAACAGAGCAAGACGATAACAATATTTCAGTTGATAAAAGAGAAATACCTTGGAGATATACTTTTATAGATCCTGTTTATGTTAATGTGTCTGCTGGTCCATTATCATCATTTGTTGGTCAAAAAAGATATGAACTTAGTATTCCGGCAGGATTAAGAAAAATTATAAGCTCTCCCAAAACAGATAATGAAAAACTTATTATCTCAGGTTTACCAACTCAAATTATAGAAGCAGCAAAAACCAAAAAACCATATCCTCTTGATCCTCAAAAAACTCTTGTATTCCATTACAAAAAAGATGATTGGCAATCTTGGGCATATCCTATGATCTATAGTATCATGGATGATATTACAGTTATAGAAAAACTTAAATTAGCAGATATGGCTGCTCTTGATGGTGCTATTAGTAATATTAGAATTTTTAAATTAGGTAATCTTGAGCATAAAATTGCTCCAACAAAAGCTGCTGCTAGTAAACTTAGTAGTATTTTACAAAATAATGTTGGTGGCGGAACCCTAGACCTTGTGTGGGGTCCAGATATAGAATTATTAGAATCTCAAACTAATGTTCACCAGTTTTTAGGTGAAAGTAAATATATTCCACATATGAATAGCGTATATGCTGGATTAGGTATTCCTCCAACCTTAACGGGCACATTCGGAGCCGCTGGAACAACTAATAATTTTATAAGCTTAAAAACACTAACACAAAGACTCCAATATGGTCGAGATATATTGATTGCATTTTGGGAAAAAGAATTTGAATTAGTACAAAAGGGTATGGGTTTTAAGTATTCAGCAAAATTAGAGTTCGATAGAATGGATCTTAGCAATGAAGATGCTGAAAAAGCATTATTGATTCAGTTAGCAGATCGTAATGTTATTAGCGATGAATTACTACAAACCAGATTTGGTTTTGATCCTGAAATGGAGAAAGTTAGACTCAATAGAGAGACTAGAGAAAGAGACTCAGATAGAATGGTTCAAAAGGCTGGCCCATGGCACGATCCTATGTTTGAAGAGAGTATGAAAAAGGTTGCCTTACAAATTGGATTAGCAACACCAAGTCAAGTCGGCCTTGAATTAGCAAAGAAAAAATCTGGTGAAAAAACAACACTAGAAATGAAGGTAGCTTCTTTGCCAATGGGACAGTCAACTAATGTTAAAGATTCGCCAGAATCTTTAAAAGGAGAACCCCAGCAAGGTAGACCCAAAAATTCAAAAGACTCAAAGCAGAGAAAACAGAGGCAATTTGCGCCACAAACAGGAGCCAAGCTTCAATTATGGGCAGATGCCACGCAAGACGCTATATCTGAAATGCTTAACCCAATATTATTAGATTTTTATAATAAAAAAAATATGAGAAGTTTATCCAACTCATCATATGATGAAGCAGAAGAAATAAGAACAAAAGTCCTATTATCTGCTCAACCAAATAAAAAAATTGATTATAATTATATTATGGATTGTATGAGTTTTACAAAAAGTAAACAAATTAACAATATTTATAATTACTATATGAATTTCTTAAATAGTATAAAATCTAGTTTTGCCAGAGACCTTACTGTACAAGAACTTAAACAGGTTAAATCTTATTTCTATTCTATGGTGTATGAAAACCTACCATATGGAGAACAATAATGATAATTTATGACCAAGAAATTTTAGACAATGTTTCTGAAAAAATTTCAGCTCAATCCTCCGTATGTTTCGCCTCTATTGCTGAACCTGTTGCAGAAGAATCACAAAAGAAAATTACTAAAAATATTAAAGCGTTAGCAGCATATAATGATAGCGATCTATATTATGTGCAATCTATTTTAGTAACATCTTCTTGGAATAAAAATGATGATATTTTTGATCCAATGGAAGTCTGGATTGCTAAAGATACTCCAGAAGACAAACCAACTAACTTAGAGCACGATGAAAACACAATAATAGGCCATATTATCTCTAGCTGGGCTATTTCTGAAGATAATTCAATTATTGATCCTAATATTAGTATTGAAAATTTACCAGAAAAATTTCATATAGTCACAGGGTCGGTTATCTACAAAGCCTATACTAACCCAGAACTCAAAGACAGAACTGCTAAATTAATATCAGAAATTGAGCAAGGAACTAAGTATGTGAGTATGGAATGTATGTTTAAGGGATTTGACTATGGTTTAATTGATGAGACAACTGGCAAATTTCAAATATTAACCCGTTCTAATAATACATCTTTTTTAACTAAACATCTTAGAGCATATGGCGGAAATGGACAATACGAAAATCATAAAATAGGTAGAGTTTTAAGAAATATTACTTTTTCTGGCAAGGGATATGTTGACAAGCCAGCAAATCCAGATAGTATAATATTTAGCAAAAATAATTTTATGGATTTTGATAAAATTAAAAAAACAGAAAATGACTTATTGGGTGTATCAGAAATAAGCACAAATTCAACGGAGATTAATAATATGAATCTAGATAAAGAAGTTGAAGACCTCAAAGAAAAGGTACAAGCTATGACAAACTGCGCAGAAGCCACAAAAGAAACATATGCTCAAATCAGTGAGCTAAAAGATAAGATCGTAGCTCTAGAAAATACAATTCAAACCAAGGATAATGAAATTGTTAGTGCTCAAACAGCCTATAATGAATTAGTAGCTTTAACAGAAGCCGCTAAAAAAATGACTGAAGAAGAAATGATGAAGAAAGAGGAAGAAATGAAGAAGGCAAAGTCAGAACTTGATACTGCCTTAGAAGCTGTTGCTGTCTATAAGAATAAAGAAGAAGAAATGATGAAGAAAGAGAAGAAAATGAAAAGAATGGCTTCTCTACTCGAAAAAGGTCTTGATCAAGAGTCAGCATCATCTGCCGTAGAGAAATTTGAATCTCTAGAAGACGAGGCTTTTGATTCCATGGCCGAACTCGTTACCAATGCTGCCAAAAAGATGAATAAAGGCATGATGATGATGAAAAAACCAAAAGCTTCTGAGAACGAAGCAGAGGAAGCTTTAGATAGTGTTGAGCCAACAGAAGAACTTGATCTAAGTGCTGGCACAGACGCTAACGATAGCATCAACTCAACCCGTGCAGCATTAGTTGATTTTGTATGCGCTAGACTAGGTAAAAAACTTAATAAGGGAGAATAATAACTATGGCTCTTAAATCAGATCGTATTGAACTATTAACAGACGTTTCTTTTTTCATGACAACAACTGCCGAAAGAGGCGGTGTGGTTAGTGCTGTTACTAGTGGTTCTGGTGTCTCAATGGATGACGCTAATGCTGTTGTAGCATATGCCACTTTAGCATCTGGCTCAAAGCCAGTAGGTGTTCTATTGAATGATGTTGTTGATCTTGATCTTACAAGACAACACATCAACTTTCATAAAGATGAAGTCCAAAAGGGTGGAAAGGTAACAGTACTACGAATTGGTCAAGTCACAACTGATCAACTAGTTCCTGGTATCAGTCCAACTGTTGGTGCTCCAGCTTATATTGGAGGCACTGGCTTAATCGGAACCTCCAGCACCAATGCTGTTCAAATCGGTTCTTTCCTTAGTAGTAAAGACTCCGATGGTTATGCAAAAGTATCAGTCAACATAGTATAATTAAATTTAAAGGGAGAAGAAATAATATGAATAAAGCTTTTGAACCAACACCAGAACTTACAGATCTTCTTATTAGTTCTGGATCAGTAAACAAAGAAGAAGCTCTTACAGCTAGTGCTGAATTTGCTAAGGCTCTTGAACTTCCTTTGAGACAAGGTATTTTAAACGGAGATATTCTTGATAATATTTTCGAACCAATTCAGCTACAGCAAGGAGCTACTCCAGAGTTTCCTCTAGATTTTCTTGCTCCTGGTACTGAAAAAGACTTTGTTGCATATACCATTCCTAATCATGGATATATTCCAGAGCGTCACGTTGAAGGCGATTATGTCATGGTTCCAACCTATGACATTGGCGCCAGCATTGACTATCTCTTGAAGTATGCTCGTGATGCTCGTTGGGATGTTGTTGGTCGTGCTATGGAAGTGCTTGAGGCCCAATTTGTTAAGAAAATGAACGACGATGGCTGGCACACACTTCTTGCTGCTGGCGTTGATCGTAACATTGTGGTATTTGATAGCGATGCTGCTGCTGGCCAATTCACAAAGCGCTTAGTAAGTCTCATGAAGACTGTTATGCGTAGAAATGGTGGCGGTAACAGTGCTAGTAATAATCGTGGTATGTTAACTGATCTATACGTTTCTCCAGAAGCAATGGAAGATATTCGCAACTGGGGTGTTGATCAAGTTGACGAACTTACTCGTAGAGAAATCTATGTTGCTGCTGATGGTTCTGTAAATAGAGTATTCGGTATTAATCTTCATGATCGTGATGAGCTAGGCGAGAGTCAAGAATACCAACTATTCTATAGTAATGTTCTAAGTGGCACACTAGCAGCTTCTGACGTTGAACTAGTTGTTGGGTTGGATCTTCGTAAGAGAGACAGCTTCATAATGCCAATGCGTCAAGAAGTTCAGATCTTTGAGGACGATACACTACATCGTCAGAAGAGAGCTGGTTTTTATGGCTGGGCAGAACAGGGCTTTGCTGTACTAGACAATCGCAGAGTTCTATTAGGTTCACTATAATAATTGTTTAAATTATACATAATCAAAATTAGCCGTTCCTTCGGGGCGGCTTTTTTTGTTTATTAGGTGTATTAATTTACATATTACTACTACTAACAAGGAAATTCTATGGCGTGGCAAAGTGAATTGACCACAATGGTGCGAATATTAATTAATGACGCTATTGCGCCATATCAATTTAGTGATACCAGAATAGCTCAAACTATTTTAGTCGCTGGTAAATATTTACAATTTGATGTTGTATTAGATCATCCATATACTATTGATGTTGTTAATCAAATCATATCTCCAGATCCAACAGAGGATAATGACGAAATTTTTATAATATTAGCATCACTGAAGGCATCTTGTTTAATAGATCAAGGCACATTAAGAACCAAAGCGGCTGTGGAAGGAGTTAGAGCTTCTCTAGGTCCTGCTAGTTTAAGTGTTGGTGGAGCGGCTGCTGGTTGGTCAATGATTTTAGAACATGGTCCATGCAAGCTTTATAGCGATCTTGTAGAACATTGGGATGTTGCTAATGCAAGTGCTATTGCTGCTGTTCTTGGTCCGTTTAGTGGTAATAAATTTGATCCCGAATTTCAACATAATAGAAGCAATAATACTGATAGAAATGGTTTTTATTACTAGAAAGATATAAACTATGGCAGCCGGGTCATATGACATAGAGATTGAACAGGGCACCTCGTATGGCGTAGATTTTGTCTATGCTAGCTCTGGTAATATTCCAATAGATTTAAATGCTTTTAGTTGTGCTAGAATGCAATGGAATACTGATCTTAATACAACCTATCTTTTTACAACTAATAACGCTAATTCTGGATTGTATTATTTTGGATTTAATCCACCACAAAGCGGTATAATATCTTTAAAAATTCCGGCTAGCATAACCGCAGGATATAATTTTACCACAGCAAATTATGATCTTGAAATAGAATCAACAGGAGATTTTTATGCTGGTGGTGGTCCGCAAGTTATTCGTTTATTGCAAGGAACAGTAACGATTTTACCAGAAATTACTAGATTTACCTGTGCGGTATCATAATGGAAACTATTACAGTTATAACATCTGGTCAAAATATTCAGGTTGTTTCTATTAACTCTGCCGCACAAGGCCCAGCGGGAACCAGCGCTACTGTGCAAAATTATGGAAATAATAGATTATTAATATCTGATAATACTAGTAGTGGTGTTTCAGCATTATCTAATATTATAGCAAATAATACTGGTATATATATTAGTGGCATTATTGTT